CGCGGGGCGGCGACTAATAAGAAGGGTGTTCCCCCATTTGAGACACTCTGTCTCACTAGGTTAGGTTACCCTCCCACCATTCACGAGGATCGATTCTCAGGGCCTCGTAGGAGCGTCCCTAGGCGACCGTACCGTCACGCCCTCTGCGCTGCTCTCATGGCCCTTCTCGTGACGATTTGGGGCATGTGGGGGGCGCTCGCCCCCCACCCTTCGCCTCACCCCTCGAAGTCTTCGAGGATTTCTGCGAGTTCTTCTGAGTAGTAGCCGTTCAGTTCTTCGTAGTACTGGACGTTCATGGTCAGTTCCTTTCTCTCTGTGACCTTATGCTTTAATACTACTCTGAAACATATATCCTGTCAATACTATTTAGTGTGACCTTCTCCACAAAATCCAGTGTGGTCCCACTACACGGATGTGGTATACTGTAATGGAAGCCCGGGAGACGGGCCGACCAAAAAGAAAGGATATACCACTATGGCAATTGAACCCAGCCCCGATGTAAAGGCCGCACGGTATGCCCATAGTCTTTATGCGCAGCGCCGCATCGATATCGCTGATAACTACACACAACAGTGCAGCGAAAACCGGGAGCGCCTCGCATCAGACCTGGCAGATATCGCACTGGAGTACGGCATTGCACCAACTCGGGTTGTCAGGAACGCCTTCGGTGCAGACAGAACCGATTTCGTCAGTCCCGTTCGTCGCGCAATCTCTTACAAGAAGGCAACCAGAAAATGATCAGGCTCGAAACAGATCTACGCAGCCTCCTAATCACAACGGAGGACGGTGAGACGACGTCATTCCTGTACGCCTGCTACACCCGCGACTGTCCCTTTCCCGGATGGGTGCCGGCTGCGCCCCACGGCCTCGCCCCCTACTCGCGGCCGCTCAGAACGTTTGTGAGCGACGTCCATATTAAGCGACTCGAACCCGGCGTCTTCTACAGGCTGCCGGAGGTTGCCTGTAAGGCGCTCGGCTCTAACGAAGAACTGTGCCTCATCCCGCTGAACGTCGAATTCCTCCACATCCCCTACGTCGTCTTCATGGAAGACATCCACGGCCGTGCCTATGTGCCCGACCAGGCCACGGATGTCGACGTCGAAGCTCTCCACACGACCCATCTACGCTATGGGTCGTGGGTGGTGTGCGGCCTTCTTCGGACAGAGCAGGCTCGTGTGTGGTCCAACCTAGACGACACCGAATGGTTCGTCCACAGCCTCTTCAACAGAGCATACGACGATCTGAGCCCTTCCTGGCAACCGTTTCGACACCGCGGGCGCACGACCATCGCCTTTGATCCGCCCCTTTTGAATAGCGCCGTAGAGGTTTCCCGTGAAACGGCATGAGCTCCTCCTTGAAGCCGCCAAGGCGCGTAAGACGGCCATGGGCAAGATGCGTACACACCGCAAGAGGGGGATCGACCCCGCCGGCAGCGAGTTCGATCCCCGGGTCGGCACCAACGCCCAGTTGCGCACTATGAGCGACAAGCAACTCGTCTCCTACATCGACCGTCTCAAGCGCTTCAACCTCCGCGGCAACCAGTATTACCTGACAGCCAAGAAGGAAGTCATCAGCTCCTACCGGATAGACGACTTCCTTCGGCAACAGCGCCGACTGGACCGCTTGCAGTCCAGTGTGGACAAAGCCTTCGGCGATTTTGAACATCTGGATACCGGTGAGCGCGTCTCCGACTACAACGCCCGTATCCGGAAAGGCTTCGAAGAGCGCATCTACCGTAACGCTCAGAAGGTCTACGGTGATATCGTCCACTCGCGCAGTGACTTGAAGAAACTCTCACGCTTGCAACGCGAAGCTCTTCGCTTCGGAAAATCATCCACTTTTGCCGAAAAGGCTGAGGTCAAGAAGCGCATGGCCAACGGCTATCTGGAGGCCCAGTACAAGAAGCATATGGGTATGCTGTCGAAGATGATAGGCGACAGTTCCGTCCTAGACCCTCGCCTCATCAGCGATCTGCAGGGCCTCAGCAAGAAGGCGCTCGTCTCCCTCGCCAAACACTCCAACATCGTGGATCGCATTAGAGACGCCTACGAATACGAGAAGAAACATGACTTCTCACAGTTGACACTGGAAGGAGGGGCGCACAAATATGGGACGACGTCAGAACCCGTTCGGGCTATCATACACGCCTACGCTAAAGCAGATGCAAATAGCGGCAAGTGACGTCGCAGCCCTCGCCTACGACCTAGAGACGGATGAATGGTTCATCCGATCCTGTACCGGCGTCGTAGACGCCGACGCGGGCATCGACACGCTCCTCCCCATCCTGGCTCGCTACAAGCGGGTGTGGGTGTGGGAGGGGCAGCCCGTCGTCTACCGGGTAGCCGCCGTCTGCCACCTAGAAGGCCTCCTCGACGATGGGGAAGCCGAGATCTCTTTGACGAAGCCCGGTTTCACGTCCTTCAAGTACCCCGCCCGCCTCTACGTAAAAGGCGTCCGTTATAAGACGACTATCCGTTCGCTCCGCGACTACATCTCCGCCCCCCCGCTGACGCCGCCCGTCGGTCTAGACGACGAAACCGAGTGGGTGTGCGGTATCCTCCACGGCACCCGTCTCGACGTCATAGACGCCTTCGCCCCCATGGCGATTGCCCAAGCCGAGTTCGCTGACTACGTCAAAGACGAGATGGGTGAACATCCGAGCCTGTTCGGCACCGACTTCAATGAACAACTAGACGGCACCGGCGGTCTGTGCGGCGTCCTCCGCGATGTGAGCGACGTGGAAGGCGTCGACATCTGGGACGTCTCCTCCCTCTACCCCGCCATCGCGTCATGCATGCCCCTGCCCACCGGGTCTGGCGTCCGAGACTACACAGTCGACGCGTTGAGCGACCTGCCCGACGATAGTCTGTGGGTCGCCAACGTCAAAATGCCTGACGGTATGTCCCAGTGGGTGACCAGTGTCGACTACCGCCACACGTACAGTGAGACGCTGTACTACACATACGGTGATGCCGTTAACGTCGAAGACGCCGACGTGCAGGTCGCCATCGTCTTCGACTCCGTCTCCGGCCTCTACAAGGAATGCGTGGATGCCTGGTATCGTGACAAGAATAGCAGCGAGGGCGTCGTTAAAGAGTTCTACAAGAAGAAGATGAACTCGTTCTTCGGTTCTTTGGCGATGCGCTATCGTAAACGCAAAGAAAGGGCTACCTATCGGGATGGCTACGGCTTCGACGTCGAAACGGTCGGGTACACAGATCATGAGCCAGGCGCGCTCTTCCTCCACCAAGTATTTATCGTCGCCTACGGCCGTGCGATCCTGACCGCTGCGTTACGCCGCTACGAAAGGAACGTCGTCTATTATGACACGGACTCCGTCCACCTCGTCGGCGTCGATCCGTCCGACGTGCGGTTGGACGGCGTTCCCGTTGACAACCGCGATGACTGCCTGGGCCAGTGGACGCTGCGCGAACGCAATGTGACTGTGCGCTATCTGGGTTTGCGCCGATACGCCGTACTAGAACGGTATATGACCACCGATGGAGAGAATGAAACCGTCGAGGAGTATGCGAACTTGCATTTCGCCGGGTACAGGGCGCCGTCGTTCCTGCAGGAGCGACGGTGGGACCGCATCGCCCTGTGCGCCCTTGAGGGTCGCGACCATCTTCCGTCTCTGACATACGTTCCGGGTATCGACAGTCTCGTCCCCACCTACGTTCCGTACCGCATCGGGGGCGCTGCGTGCAGGAGCGACGTGCCATATCGTGTAGTAGGGGAATGGTCTGTCGAAGCGGACGCCCGTGTGTATAGGGACGACCCGGAGATGGAGATGGAGTTGCGGGTCACAGCTGCGGGGATGCGTCCAAGGTCGAACGATGCGAATGCTGTTCGAGCGCGGCGTCTCGACCTTGCCCCTTGTTAGCGCACACAAGATAGGAGAGCCCCGCCGTCCAACTGGAAAGCGGGGCCTCTTTATGCTTCGTCTATCTTAGCACGAATCGACATGTGATACACTATATCTCAGGTGGGGTTCTGTCATGCTACAGCGGAGACCACGGCTGGGCGTCACAGGCTGATACCTGCCGGCCGGGGATGGATTTGACACCCCTTCGACCAAGGCAGGCGGTACCCCGCCGCTCAGACCTACACATAAGGAGGAATGCGTGGCCACAGAAGAGACCACCGAGACGGAAGCCACTGAAGAGGCCACACCCGTGGAAGCTGCACAGAACGACGTCCAAGCCGACCTATCGGAGCTCATCGATGAAGTTCGTGCCCTCGCGCAGCAAGCGCTGGACGAATGCAAGGAACTGCGGGCCATCATCACCGAAGAAGCGCTGAACGAAGCCCCCGACGTTGCCGTGCTGGATGATGACATCGACCCTGAAGACCTACAGATCGAAGACCTCTTGGCCTGACGAAAGGACCTGCTGACCCACAATGGCACTCAAGACGCCGGCGCTTCGACCCGGCACCACCAACGAACAGCTGCTTCAGTCTGCTATCAACGCTGCGGCGATGGGCTACAAGAAGCGTATCCCGGCCCCTACGCAAGCCGGGATCGACCGCACCCTGGACTACCTTGCGCAGCACCGCGACCTATGGAACCCCATCTGCACATCTCTTCTCAACCAGCTCGTCCCGATCTTCGCCACCCAGCGGGCCTGGACCAACCCGCTCGCTGAGTTCAAGAAGGGTATGATCGAGTTCGGCAACGGGGTGGAGGAAATCCAGACTGGGCTTCTCAAGGCTGCGGCCTACGACCCCAACGACGACGTGGACGCCAAGCTCATCTTCGGGCGCGAGGACTTCCGCGTGGAGACCGCCTTCCACACGAAGAACCGCATGGACCGCTACAAGGTCTCTGTGGAGAAGGCACTTATCCAGTCCGCATTCCTCAACGGCGGCGACGTCGCCGAACTCGTCGACCGCCAGACTCAGGCGCCCTACGAGTCGGACCAGTGGGACGAATTCAACCTTATGGTCAGCCTGCTCAACAAGTACGAGGTGCGCGGCGGCTTCTACCATGTGCACGTCCCCGACGTGGCACGTTCCGGCTCTGTCAAGGAAGACGCCACAGAGCTTCTGCGCAAGCTGCGCACCGTGGCCGGCGAGATGACGTTCAAGTCCACCGCCTACAACCCGGCACGCATGCCTGTCCACTCCACTCCGGAAGACATGGTGCTGCTCACCACGCCGGCCGTCAGGGCCGCACTTGATGTGGAGGCCCTCGCGTGGGCGTTCAATATCGACCGCGCCGATGTTCAGTACAGGGTCATCGAGCTGCCTCAGCGGCTCGTTCCCGACCCGCGCTTCCAGGCTGCCGTCGTCGACAAGAACTTCTTCCAGGTCTACGACCACCTGATCCAGACCAACACGATCGACGTGCCGACCGATCCGCTCACGTACAACGTGTTCTACCACCACCATCAGACCATTTCCTGTTCGCGCTTCGCGCCCACCGCGATGTTTTGGACCGGCGCCGACGACGAAGTCATTGACATCGTCGACCCCGTCACCGCGATCGGCAACGTCGAATGCTACGCGTCGGACGGCACGCAGCCCAGCAATCTCGAAAAGGGTGGCGTCTACCGCCTCACGCCCGAGTCCGTCACCGGCGGCGGCGGCAACCCTGCCCTCAAGTGGACGATCGTCTCCGCGACCGACAACCACACGACCGTGTCGGCCGGTGGCGCCCTCACGGTTGGACGCCTCGAAAAGGGCCCGGTCAAGGTCCGCGTCGAATGCGACGCGGCGTCAAAGGAAGGCGCCTTCGCCGTCAAGTCCGGTGCCGATGTGCCCACCTGGCCTGACCGTACGTCGTCCATTGTCGGGCTTACTGTTCTCGGACGATCAGTAGGCAAATCCTTCACACCCGAAACTAAGGAATACACTGTCACGCGGGCTAAGAAGGATGAGCTGATCAAGGATGCGGCGAACAACACGTTCCCGCATGGGCGGATGCTCGACTACACGGTTGAAACCGCCAACGGTGAAAACGGCGCTTATAAAGTGACCATCACCGTCACGGGAGCCGACGGCGTCTCCTACGGCCCCTACGTCGTCACTGTCAAGTAGGAGCCCCTGAGGGGCGCCGGTTTCTTCCTTTCTCTCCCGGCGCCCCTCCCAACGTACGTAAGGAGCGGTACGCGCATGCCGAGTATCAGCGAATGGTCCGCCGGGGCCGAGGTCACGCTCACCAAAGTGGCGTGGGATTCCTCGTACCGGGATATCGTCCATTGGCGCGACTACGCGCACCGGGCATCGTACATCGACCGGCCGGACGCACACCATCTTACGCTGAAGAACGCGCAGACTATCGACTACGGCTCACAGGTCATCCTAGATGAGCCGTTCTCCACGTGTGTCCAATACAACTACATCAGGGTTGTCAACCCGAAGATATCGAAGCTGCACCCCGACAAGGAGCGGCCCACGGTCTTCTACTACTTCATCCAAGACGTCGTCAGGGTCGCCCCCGACGCCACCATGTTGTCCGTCCAGCTGGACGTGTGGACGACCTACTGCGGAAACGTCAAGCTGCGCAATGCCTTCGTCGTCCAGGGCCACCTGCCGGTGGCCGCCACCTGGCGAGGGCGTCAGCATGACGTTCTTCGGGAAGCTGAGGGCCTCGATTTGGGCTCCGACTACATGGTGCAATATAGCGAACACTACACGGTCGCCACCCTCGCCCAGTGCTGCGTCATGCTTGTCACATCCACTGACTTCTCCTACGATCCCGGCGAAGCAAACAACCCGAATCTGCGCACCGCGAGAGGCTCTGCCTTCGAAGGCCTACCCAACGGATGCGACATCATCATCGTCCGCGACATTGGCACCTTCGAGTTCTTCGTCACCGCCATGTCGCCCTTCCCGTGGGTAGCGCAAGGCATCCAGATGATCATGGTGCTCCCGACGCCCGACGACATGTTCGATCGCATCATCTCGTCCCACCACACGGATAACGTCCATGACAAGTTCCGGCAGGGTATTGACCCGAATACGATCAAGATCATTCGGTCTCGTAAGACCGGTCACGAAGGCGACGTCATGTGGGGGCGTGATCAAACGTTCTTCAACGGCGGCGCCCTCGAACTACTCGATAAAGTGCACTATGCGGACTGGCAGAAGAACTACACGAAGCTCGTTACATCGCCTTACCTGTTCATTGAGCTCACGAACTACCAGGGACAGTCCATGGCTGTGCGCCCCGAATACCTGCCCTTAGGCGGCAAGGTCTCTTTGTCCCGGTTGCAGCACTTCGCCCCGCCCGGTCCCCGCGTGGTTGTGTGGCTGCGCGACTACCTGTCGGAGGACAACACGACGGGCAATCCGCTGTCCAACTCGTTCTTGGACGGCTCACTGTTCTTCACGAACTTCCCGATGTTTTCCATCCCCAACAACTCAGGGCTCAACGCGGTGGCATCTCAGGCGCACAGCATCGCGTTCGCCTACCAGTCTGCCGACTGGTCTCAGCAAAAGGCGCTACAGGGCAACCAGGTCGCCTACGACCAGGCCTCTTATGCGATCGGCACGGCCCGGCAGTCCATGGTCGCGTCCAACACGGCCCGCGGCGCCCAAACGGCCCTGTCGAACGCCGCCCGATCCCAGTCAACGGCGATCACCAACGACGCCGCGTGGGGCCACACGCAAAACAATATGATACAACAGGGTGTCTCCGGCGGCATGGGCGCCATCGGCAGCCTTCTGTCGGGGGACATCGGCGGCGCCGTCAAAGGCGTCGTCGGCACCGGCATGGGCGTCTACATGGCCAACTCCAACTACAATATCGACGCAAACGCGAGGGATGCACAGACCGACCTGGCTAACTCCACCGCCTCTCAGTCCACAGCGATCACCAACAACCTGGCCGCCAAGCTCACGGGACTGCAGAACGCACAGGCTGCCTACAACCGGGACACTAACAAAGAATATGCAGATATGGTGGCAAAGGGTGACTACTCGAATACCCTGGCCGGCCTGAAAGCGAAGATACAAGACACGAAGATGACGCAGCCATCCGTCTCCGGGCAGATAGGAGGCGACGCTTTCATGCTTGCCACCACCGGGTGGATGGTGGATGTGCGCCTGAAAACACCCCATAGGGGCGCGATCCAGACCGTCGCCGAACACTTCGCGAGGTTCGGCTACCGCTGCAACCGCACCATCGATATGGCAGCCTACAATCTGACGCTCATGAGCCATTTCACCTACTGGAAACTGGCAGACTGCCGGATCGATGCCCCGTCCGTGCCGCAGATGCACGCCGAGACGATCCGCGGCATATTCGAGAAGGGGGTCACCGTGTGGGATGAGCCGAAGGAGATAACTGAGATGCACTTATTCGACAACGGCCCGAAGGAAGTGGTGCAGCTGTAATGCCGAGCACAAAGGGTTTGACAAACGGCGATTTGATCGGCGGTGTGGAGCCGTCCAGGATGAACGATGGCCGTTTCCGCCCCAACAGGGCGAAGGCCATGCGCGGCGGCGAGTTCATGCTCTACCAGAATATGCTCTGGGGCCTGGCCGAAGCGCGGTTCGTATGGGACGGCCTGCCCGAGACGGTCAACGAGCGCTACCTGGAGCGTGTGCTGCACCGCCACGGCCTCGCAGTCTTCTTCGAAGACCCGCGCCTGCACGCATTCTTCGCGCTGCACGCCGCCGGCACCGGCGACGTGGACATCTACGGGGATCCGAAGACATTCCGCGTGACCGGCAACCGGTACATCAACCGGGAGATATCGTCGAAGGACTGCGTCCCGATTTGGACGAACAGGAACCGGGTCAACGATCAGTGGGTCGTCAACTACTACGCGGCCGCTCTGGCGGAGGCCGCCGAGACGGTGCGCGTCAACGCCCTCAACTCCCGCAGCCCGATGATCCTAGCGCTCAGCCAGGAACAACGACTGGCTGGGGAGAACTTCTACCGGCAGGTGGCCGAAGGGCAACCGGTGATCTTCACGGTCAAAGACGACATGGGCCGCGGCCTGGCCGAGTCGGTGCAGGCGCTGGACAACAGACAGTCGCCGAACGCGATATCAGATGCGATCCGCGTCAAGAAGGAGATATGGGACGACGCGATGCTCGCGCTCGGTATCCAATGCGCCCCGCCGGACAAGAAGGAGCGGCTTGTCGACGACGAGGTGGAGGCGATCCAGGGCCAGACCGCGGCGTTCCGCGGCGTGGCGATCAGCGCCCGCCAGCAAGCCGCGGATGCCATCAATGAGCGGTACGGCCTGAACGTGTCCGTGCATTGGCGGCACAGTCGGGAGCAGGTGCGCGGCATCAACGATTTGGGGGAGGGCTTCGATGGCTGACTTCACGATAGAACTACGGGATGTGTGCGCCCGATACAGCGACGCCGAGCTCGGCTTGGAGTCGTACCCGATCTTCGACGAAGCCTACAGACCGCACTTGAACAAGCTGATCAAAGACCACTACTGGTTTAGGGAGACCGCCTACGAGACGGTCGCCATGTTCGCACACCAGCTACGGCACCAGCTTGAGCTGATCATGCCCTACTACAACCAACTGTACGAGTCGGCGCGGATCAAGTTCGACCCGCTGTCCACCATGGACGTCTCTTCGGTCTCTGACGGAACGCATACGTCGTCGTCCAGCAACGAAGGCTCGGGGACGACGAAGAACCGGACCTCCGGCGCCGCCGAGTCGGACTCGCGGGATATGCGCTACCCGGACACAGCGATCAACCAGCACGGCGACTACGCGGTGGCCGGCACGAAGTCGGGCGGCCGAACGGAGGGCGCCTCTGAGACCGACAACACGTCGAAGTCCAGTGCGAAGGGCGACGAGACGACGCACGCCACGTCGCATTCGACGGGCCGCTCCCAGTCGGCGTCGTCGCTGATCATGGAGTACAGGGCGAGCCTGATCAACGTCGACCGCATGGTGCTCGGCGAGCTGTCCGGCCTGTTCTTCGGGCTTTGGACGTCCAACGACAACTACATCGGGGGCGACATGTACACCGGCTTCGGCGCCATGTGGGGCTGGGGTTACTGGATTTAATGACGACGAGTAAGGAGGCCGCATGCCTATAAACAACGTCCCGTTCTTCGACCTGCAGAACACCCCCTTGACGAATATCACGCCTTTTGCGGAGCGCGAAGCGTATTCCTATCAAGAGGTGCTGGAAGACCTGATCCAGAATTACAAGCGGATTATCGACACGGTTAACAAGGTCGTGGCGCTCGCCAACGATATCGATGCACGCCTGACCGATCTTGAATCCCGACTGCGCAAGGAGACGGACGACAAGATCGCCTGGGCGATCGACGAGCTCTACCGGCGCCTCGCCCAAAGAGGGGCCAAGGATATGATCGTCCACGACCCGGTGTGGGGGCACACCGACAGAACCATCTCGGAGGTGCTGGCGGTCCTCTACGACAATGTGCGCACGCACGCCAGGTTCGCCAAGGGCGCCGACGACATCGGGGCGACGGCTCAAGCGCTAGACGAAGCCAACTGGACGGCCCGCCAATGGGACCTGGACCCCGAGTACAAGACTGACCACGCCACCCGCTGACCGCACAACCTTAAGGAGACGACATGGCAAGCACGAACAAGACAGAGGCGCTGGGCCTCAGCCAATTCATCGACACCGACAAGCCCACGTGGAGGGGCGATTACAACGGTGACATGCGCAAGCTGGACGTACGGGCACAGGAGGACACGTCCAAGTTCAACAGCATGGAGACCCGGATCAAGCAGGCGGAGACGACGGTCGACGCCGATCACAAAGTGGTCGCACAGATCGATCAGAAGATCGGAGAGGCCGAGTCCAGGGCGAAGGCGGATGCCGCCAGCCAGGTTGCCAAGTGCTACGACGACCTGTTCACTAAGGTGAGCGACCGCTACACGAAGGCCCAGTCGGATTCCCGCTACATGTTGAAGAACGCTGCCACCCCGGACGTGTGTGCGGTCATCGTCGGCACGTCGAACGTGGTGCAGGGCAAATGGCCGACGCTCATGTGCAGGGCAATGGGTATCACAGAGAAGAATTTCGCCGTCGGCGGGACGGGGATGACGGATGGCGCCAACAATTTCTCCGTGCAGCTGAATAGGGCGATCGCGGACGGCAGCTTCAACAACAACGATGTGAAATATGTGATCATCGCAGATTGTGGCAACGACGCCATGGCCGGAAAGGACATCTACAACGGGGTCGTGAGTCTCCTGATGGACGCCCGGCGGGCCTTCCCCAACGCCCGCGTCGTCGTGTTCTCTGCCGTGTGGGCGTGGAGTAACCTGCACGCCTTGCTTAAGTCGAAGAACGGCTTGGCGAACTGCCTTTCCACCCTTCAGGAGGTGTGCGGCAATTACGGCGCAGAATACGTCGGCACCGAATTCTGGTGTCTGGGGTACAGCAAGTATTTCACAGAGGGCGAGATACACCTGAATTCGACGGGTGACACGAGGTTCGCGACGCTAGCCGGCAATTATTTGCAGTTCGGCAACGAGCCGGTGCCCGTGTCGCAGAATTACAGGATCGGTCTGTCGGGTGGCGCACAGCACACAGACACGCCGCTGACGCTGCGCCTGAACGGCGGCATCGTGAGCCTGTCCGGCGTAATTTCGGGCCAGTCCATCTCGGTGGGCGCCGACCTCGGCATGATCCCCGAGTGGGCGGCGCCTCGCGCGGATGTGAACGCGAACGCAAGGGGTGGAGCATCTGGGACGGACGATATTCCGTTCCAGATCCACCCCAACCAACACCTGCAGACGTGGAAGGGCTGGTCAGGCAACTTGAACATCTCGGCCACGTGGTCAGTGCTGTAGTCGTTTTACGTGAAACGTGGCCGGCCCGCCCGCCGGGCGGGCCGTCCTGTTAAAGGCAGCGGTGAGGAGGCGCACACCACATGACATGGGATGCCAAAGCTAAAGCAGTCGCCATCAAAGCGATCGGGACGGTGGAATCCAACATGCGCTATGACGGTATCTACCACACAGATCCTATAACGATTGGGATAGGGCAATGGTTTGGGCCGAGAGCCTATGGTCTCTTATCCCGAATCAAAAGGGAGCTGCCGGCCGAATTCGCTAAACTGCCGGCCGAGTTGCAGTCTTTGGTGAACGCGAACAGCGTCAACTGGTCCACGTACTACCTGCCGAACTATTGGGACGGCCAGGTGAAGCCGGTTTTGAGGGCCGCCTACAAGGTGCAGCAGGCGCAGATGTCTGAAGACTTGGAGGCGTATGTGCAGGTGGCGCGTAAGTGCGGGATCGACCCGGACGGCGCCACCCAGTCGATGATCATGTTCTTCGTCGCCTACCACCAGTCCCCGAGGCGCGCCCTACGGATAGCGAACCAGATAGGCGGCGCCTCCTTGGACAGGTGGCATCAGGCGCTTCTGTCGGAGCCTGTGCTAGGTCGTTACAGGAACCGGTACAACACAGCATATGGCATCATCAAGGCGATGGACAGTTCGGGCGTGGATCTGCCGGGCCCTCCCGGAGCTGGTCCGACGCCGCCGACGGGCGGGGACGGCTCAGGCGGCAACCCCGGCGGCAATGTGAACGCCCCACAACAGAACGGCTCTAGCGCCGGCGTGCTGTCTCGTGTGGAGAAGTGGGGTAATGTGATGGTCGCACGCATGGCAGACGGGAAGACGATCCAGTGTGCGCCGATGGGTCAGGGCACATTCGTGGCCGGCCCGGGGGGAGCCGGCACTCCGCCACCGACGAACAGCGCGCCCGGTGGACAGAACGGGGCGCCCGGCACGGGCGGCGGAGGCGGTGCCCTGACACCGGGAACATCGGAGACGAGGCAGAAGCTCGTATATTGGATGGCCAGCCGCGAGAATAAATTCCGCTACAGCAATGGCGCGGGACGGTTGGACCCGGACCGGTCGGGTGTCGGCGACTGCTCGTCGACCTGCCGGCGGGCCTATCTGGACGTGTGCGGGATCGACATCGGCGGCAACACGGTCGCACAGTCAGCCAACGGACACGGAGTGTTCGTGATCAACTGGAACACGGCGAAATCCATCTCCGCACAGCAGTTGTCGCTTATGAAACCGGGCGACTTGGTGTTCTACGACTGGGGGTCTGGACGCGCCGGCGTCGACCATGTGGAGATGTACGCCGGCGGTGACCTCACGTGGGGGCATGGCGGCGGCCTAAACGGAACCGTTCCGGGGCCGCACAAGAACAGCTTAAGCAAGTTCATCCGCGACACGAGGGGGATCGGTTGGTGTGTCAAACGCTACATCAATGACTGATGTTAAGCTGCCCTACTACGACCCATCCCGTATACTCTCCTATAACACGCCATGGTCCTTCGTGACGGGCGCCCGCGGCAGGGGGAAGACGTATGCTTTCAAGAAGCGTGTGATCAAGAAGGCGATCGAAAATGGCGACGAGTTCATTTACCTCCGCCGGTTCAAGGGGGAGGCGGCGACGTTCAAGACGTTCTTCGACGACATCCGCTGGGAGTTCCCGGGCGTCGAACTGTCGGTGAAGGGTAAGGTCGCTTATATCGGGTCAGGCAAGGGTGCACAGCCCATCGGACAGGTCGTGTACTTGTCGGCAGCGCAGATGCTCAAGTCTGTCTCCCTCAAGAAGGTGAAGCACATCATCTTCGACGAGTTCATCCTTGAGAAGGGCGCCACGCACTACCTGCCGGACGAGGCTGCGATCTTCGAGGGTCTATATTCAACGGTGGACCGCTGGGATGACAGGGTGCAGGTGTATTTCCTGGCGAACGCCTTCTCGCTGACGAACCCCTACTATGTCAAGTATGGGATTGTGCCGACGGGTGAGTTCACAGTGGAACTGGGCCCAGATCGTTTCTGGGCAGTGCACACGGACCGCTCGGAGGAGTTCGCACAGCAAGTGTCGAAGACGCGCTTCGGGGCGTTCCTGCGGCGTCAGGATGATGAGAATTCACGGTACATGATCGATTCGACGTTCAGGGATGAGGGCTTGGAGATGGTGGCAGCAAAGCCGCCGTCGGCGATGTACTCACTGTCGATCGTCGGCGGTTCGAGGCCGTTGTCTCTGTGGCTGGGCCGGGAGTTGACGGCGTGGTACGTGACGGAGGGGCTGCCTCGCAGCCCTAACCGGTTCACGTTGACGCCGTCGAGGGTGGACGAGACTACAAGGCTACTCACGACGAGAGACCCGTATTTGAAGAACATCCGGGCCGCCTATGCATCGGGGCGTGTCCGGTTCGATAAGCTGACGACAAGGAACTTGTTTATTAAAGAAGTATATAGGGGGCGGTAATGACCGAGTCTGTGTTTACGGGGTTCGGGACGGCGCTGGCGGTGGTGTTGCCATTGGTCGCCGCGTTCACACCGAAGGCCCGTCGTTTCCTTCACTTCGTCGACGACTTAATGGGCGAGGAGGAGCGTCCGGGTGCTGAGCGGCGCCCGGGGATACTTGAGCGGCTGATGTTGCTTGAGTCGAGACTGAACACTATCGAAAGGAGGTTGAACACGATTGAGTCATGCACACGACGTGAGAACGGCCATAGTGGCGTGGATGGCGAAGCATGACGGCGACTTCGGTTACACGAACGACT